ATACAAACTCAGAAAACGCAGCTTAATCAAATAAAATAGGTTATTGTATAATGATTTTTAATTTAATGTGTTAATCTTAATGAGAATTATTTGCATTTAAATTAGTTTTGTTATATAATAACCATATAGATTAAAAAGAGGGAATAAAATGGCTAACAAAGTCGAAAGATTTACTAAGTCCATATTAGAACAGCCTCAATTAGTTTCCTTAGAAAAATTTAATGAAATTTCTGAATATCTTGATGAAAGGAATTCAGGTAATTATGAAGAGACTATTGAGAAAGCTTCTCTTATTGAAGAGGAATCTTTATCAGAACGTAATGTGGTTGAGGGGTCTACAGGGTTCCTAAAAGTACATGGTAGTTTAGTAGATAAAAAATCACCAATTAATGCTTTATGTGGTTTAACATCTTATCGTCAATTATTAGAAGATATGGATTATATCTGTTCATTTGATGATGTTAAGACTGTTGTTATGGATATTGATAGTGGTGGTGGTTTAGCCTACAACATGAAGAATACTTCGGAACAGTTGAGAGCTAAAGCTGATAAACACGGCAAGCGATTAATTGGTTATGTAGATGGACAAGCTTGTTCTGCTGCATTTGGATTAGGTTCTGCATGTCACGAACTTATTTCACACCCTGATGCTTTAACTGGTTCGATTGGTGTCTTAATTCAACTACAGAGTTTAGATCCTGATGAGCCTGCTCCAGTGTTTATTACCGCAGGTAAGAGTAAGATACCTTTTGATAAAGATGGTAACTACAGTGAATCATTCCTAGCAGATTTACAAGAAAAGGTTAATGAAACTTATGATAGTTTTGTGTCTCTTGTGGCTAACCAACGTGGTTTGTCTAAAGAATCTGTAATGAACACCGAAGCTAAAGTGTTTAAATCAAACAAATCTTTAGAATTGGGGTTGATTGATAAAATTATGACTCCAGAGGAGTTCAATAACTACCTCTTTGACATGAACGATGGAGAAACAACTTCTCCACAACATACAAGCACAACTCCTCAAAAGGTTGCTGCTAAAACGAATGTTGCGGAGACGCAATTAAACAATAAGGATAAATCTACAATGTCTGAATTGACTCCAGAACTTGAAGCTAAACTTGCCAAACTAGCAGAAATGGAAGAGCAACTTGCAGCTTTCCAAGCTAAAGAAGTTGAAGCTAAAACAAACAAAATTAAAGAATCATTATCTGCATTTTCATTCTTGTCAGAAGATACTCAAGCTTCTCTTCAAGGTGTACTTTTGCAAGGTGGTGAGCAAGCAGAATTATTTAACTCAGTTTTAGAACAAGCAAATAGTGGTATTGAATCTGCTGTTGAAGTTGCTAAAGCTGAATCAGCAGAAAAACTTTCTGAACTTGAAACTCAAGTAGAAGAAGCTAACTCTAAAGTAGAGTCTGTTACTGCTGAAATGAACACTATTAAAGAAGAATTTGGTTCTCAAAAAGCTGTAGAAGGTACTGTTGATAAAACTGAACTAACTACCGGTGCTGATGAAGCTTCTAAACTTGCTGCTAAAGTGGCTAAAAAACTTTCACAAAAATTATAATATCTTAGGAGATATAGATAAATGACTACTTCATATCGCAAACAAGCCATTTTAGATACTGTAGAAACTCTTGTTTCTGGTAATGGTTATTCACATGAATCTGTAGAAGTAACTGTAACTAAAACAATGGGTAACGGTTCTCTTTTAGTTGATGCTGCTGAGGCTGCTGTTCTTGATGCTGCAACTGTAAATGGTATCTTAGATGATGCTAAATTTGATGATGGTTTCTACACTGTTGGTGAAGTTGTACTAGTCCGTGTAGCTAAAGGTCATTGTGTTGCAAACACAAAGGTGATCAAGTTCTCTGATGCAGCTTATGACGGTGAAGCCCTAACAGCACTTGCTGCAAATGGTGTTATCTTCCGTACAGCAGATACAGACTTTACACGTAACTAAACCTTACGTCAACTACTTTATAATAAATTTTAGAAATTCGGAGAAATAATAATATGGCACGTTTAGGTGATTACGGTATCGTAGATTATACCCCACTAATGGCAATTAAACCTCGTTCACAGAACTTCCTTCAAGAACTAGGTATCTTCCCAATGGATGAACAAGCTCAATACATTGATAGTGAGTGGGCTGAATTCGAGCGTGAAGAAAAAGGTCTTACTAGCATGTACAACGTTGAGCGTGGTGCTGATCGTCAGTTTGCTGGTGATGACAAAGCTAAAAAAGAAATGTTACGTGTTCCTCTTGCAACTCTTGACAAAGTAACTAAACCTCATGAAGTACAATCTTTCCGTCAATATGGTGAAGATGATACTCCTGCAACTGTAGAACGTTTAGTTGAAAACCGTGTTGAACATATCCAACGTTCACATGCTCGTTACATTCGTGATGCACAATACAAAGCTTTAGTTGAAAACAAAGTTCTTGCTCGTGATGCTGATGGTGCTGAACTAACTAGCCTTGCTAAAGACTTCTCAGCAATGTGGGGCGCAGCTCGTAATACAGCAACAATGGATTTATCTCAAGCAGGTATTAACCCATTCACCACTTTAGCACAAGGTCGTGAAAACATCATTGAGAAAGCTGGTGATGACGCTGATGGTTATGACATGGTTTACCTTGTATCTACTGCTCAATTTGATGCTATTGTAAGTCATGCACTTGTTGCACCTTCTTACAATGAGTATTCTGACCGTCAAGAAGCTGTACGTTTAGGTCTAGATGTTAAGCGTAACAACCGTACCTTTACATATCCTAACTCTGGTATCACTGTTGTTGAAGATATCTCTAAAAAGATTGCTGATACACAAGGTTTCTTCTTGCCAGTAGGTTTTGATGAGTTCGCTGATGCAGTATTCGCACCAGCAGATACTATTGAACACGCTAACAAGATTTCAGAAGGTTCATACTTGTTCCTTAAAGAAAATCATCGCTCAGTTGTAATTGAATCAGAAGTATCTTATGCTGCTGTTCTATTGCGTCCTGAATTGATTACTGACTTCACAGTAACATTATAATACTCCTCTAAGAGGACTTTTCTAAGGGAGGCTTCGGCTTCCCTTTTTGTTTTTATAAAGAGGTATAAATATGAATGTAAATAAACATTTCCCCAACCGTTACCAACTTTGGAAATTCTTAGAACCTTATTGCAATGGTATTGACTTCAATAATACTTTACGCCATAGATTAGGTTGTTATAAAATGGAAGACTCTGATGAAGTGATCTTTACACATGGTGCTAAGGATTTCTTTACTCAACTAAATGATAAATTTAACCTAAAAATTGATACTAAACTATCATACTTCTTCCGTGATCAATCAATGTTGTTCTGGGATGAAAGTGGTATTCAAATGTCACCTGATGAAGTTGTAGGAAACGCTCTGAAAGGTACTCAGGAAGACTTTAAGGAAGAAGATGTAACTTTGGTTGAAAGTTCTTTTGAAGAACCTGTAGACGACTCTCAAGAAGAATTAGAGGGTATTACAGAATTACCAGAGGATAATAAGGAAGTTGATTGGGAATGGGTTGAATCTTTAGAAAATAATAAAGAAGATAAACTTAAACTTGATGAATATGCTGAAACCTTTGGTGTTAAACTTTCTCGTGTTAAAAAACTTGAGAACATGATTGTTGATTTCAAAGAAGCATTAGCTAAGTAATTATTGTTGTAGAATAAAGCCCTTTCAGAAATGAGAGGGCTTTTGTTTATCTAAGGTTTATGCAGGAATAACTTTACGTTCCTTTTCTAAAACTTTCTGCTTTTCTACCCAAGCATTAATATCACTTTTAAAGTCTAGTAACCAACGGAAACCTTCTTGAGAAAACTTCCACCAACGATCACCATGTTTGTTACATTGACGTTCCATTAAGTATTGACGGTTGAACACTAAATCATTCATCCAAGTTTGATGCCCTTTAAGGTACTTCATAAAGAGGCGTGGATGTTTAACACCTGCCATTTTCAAAGCTTGTTCTTGACTAACCCACTTCTGACCATTAACAACATCCCAAACAATATCCTTCATAATGGAAAGTTCTTTCTCTTTTCGCTCCAGTTCTTTCTCTAGATGTATAATGTGTTGGATTACTTTAATCGCATGATTCATCTTGTAATTAGCGACAAGTGCGTTAGTTGCATTCTTGTTCAGAATAAACATCTCATACTCTTTGTTACGTGAGTTTGTGTATGTACTTGTATTTACTATAAAATCTGACTCCTCATTTTTGAGTAGTGAGATTTCGGGTAACAACTTTGTACGGATATCTCTTACCACGTTATCATGTCGTTTACCAACCAACTCAGCAATTTCTAAGCTATTCATTTCTACTTCAATCATTTTGTTACTCCTTTTATAAATTAAAAATTACTTCTCTAAAACTCCACTTCCAATCAAATCTACTCCTCTTGATAAACACCATCCTACCAAAAAGGAATAGCTATTCAAATGGTATTCTGCACCATATTGTTTAATTTTGTCAATACCTACTCGGATAACCCATGCTGAAAAATATGGAATTTTAGTTGATTTCCAATTCACACATTCACGATCCATCTTAACTTTTCGTGCATTTGGAATAGTACCAGAATGGGTGATCACATAGTATTCAAACTCTTTTTCATCAGGAGTGATCTGCATTAAAGTTAGATAGGGTTGAAAATAACTGCTATCTTTCTTACCTATCTGGCATTGACCAAGGATCTCTGCTTCAAAGTGTTGGTCAAATTTAACAAGTTTATTTTCACGATTTTTATTTAGTTTAGCAATTGCTTCTTCTTTCTTGGATAACATTTCCATCTCCTTGTATATTAAAATTTTCCATTATATGCTATAATACACTTATACGTTTGTCAATAAATTATTTGATAAAAATTAACAATAAACAAAAGGAAATCAACATGGCGTTAGATAGAGATCTAATAGAATCCGAATCAAGGTTTTTGATGGGTGGGGTTAGTGAAGAAATCTTACCATCCGCAACAATACAAATTATCATAGAAAGGAATATAAGAAAATATGGAGATGAGGAAGGTGATTACTGTAATGTCTTATATCACACTGTTATTGATAGTTTACGTTATCTTATTAGAGAGCAAATTGTTGAAGGTGCTTCTGAAGGGGTGTCTGGTGCAGTTACTAAACGTAGAGAGAAAGAAACAGATACAGAGATTGAAATTGGTTACGGTAGTAGTTCTGATGGAAGTCCTTTATATACTTGGGACGATTTATTAGATGATTTCCTACAACATCCTGAATATGTTTGTGATAGCTTAGTAGATACTAAAAAGAAACAAGGAAGTGTAATTATTGGTGGATCTGATATCAACGGTTATGATGAATCTTTTGAAACACGTAAACGTCAACAACAATCAAGTTACTTCTATAGAGGTACAGGAAGAAGTCCTTGGAGAGGTGGTAGAAGTTAAAATAAACTAAATATAAAAATAACCCCTCCAGAAAGCTCTGTGAGGGGTTTTAGTTAAAACTGGTACACTTTATCAAATAAACTCTTAAAACACCCATCAGGTACGATTTAGGAGCTTTTAGGGGTATTCTCCAACCATTCTTTCAACTCTTTACCTTGCTTATGGTAACTAAAGTTATAATTAAGTAATAACCACTCACAATAAGAGGGATCTTCTTCAAATACTTCTTCCCAAGTTTTCCCTGATTCACGATATTTCTTCATGTCACAAATTTGTTCTTGGATAGGTTGATTGCAAAGGTTGTAAGCTTCTTCTAATGTAAGGGCGTATTCTAATAAGATTGCTTTTAACACCAATCGTAACATGTGGCAATCAAATAAAGCATCATGCGCATCACCTTTGTAATCCATAATGTTATAACATTTAAAATAATGATACAATGTACCAAGTTTATGGTTCTCACATGATTGTTTTGGAATCAACCTTTTTGCAAGTTCAAGTGTATCTAATACCTTAACACATTCAGGAATTACACCACCATCAGTTTCAATCATCCGTACATCAAAACTTGCATTGTGAGCAATAAGGTATCCTTCAGTTGGGATGAACTGATCCATGATGTCTTTAAATAAAGGTGCATCTTGTACTTGTTCCTCAGTAATAAAGTGGATACCTTGCGCACCATACCCAATTTTCATCTGAGGGTTTACCAATGTTACGTCTTGATCAATTACTTCTAAAGATTCATTTGTCTCAATCATACCTATCTGACAAATACCTCCTTGGAAACTAGCTGTTTCGGTGTCTAAAAATGTAACCTTTTCTGATTTACAATCTGAACCTTGTTTCATAATTTACTCCTTATAATAAATTGCTAATAGAAAACCTTCTCCTGTTGAGTTTTCAAGCGTTGTGTTCATAGCGAACACGTCGCTCATTTTAATATCTGGCATACTAATTACTCCTCTGGTGGTTCCGGTGATGGTATCCAGTGTGTTACTTCTCTCCAGTCACCAACTTTGCTATCTCTTCGGTCAATCTGCTTTTGACTGATCCTTTCAAGAGATACTATTCTTCTTACGTCAACTGATCCAACATTCACAACGCAAATGTAAATACCTTGCTCTTGAGGAAATCGATCATTGAAGCTTATCCATTCCATACTATGTACCTTTTAACTGGTTGGCGGTTAGTGAGACAGTGCCTTGCTCCCAATCCTCATAATACTCATAGAAATCATCAGGGGCATATCCGCCTATACCTGAAACCTGTAAGGCTTGATCATTAAAGAAAAACCCGTAAGTTTTAGATTGGTTATACTTGACATCAAGGTGATCACAAATCATCTTCTTAACTCGTTTATTTTCCATAACCTATCCTCACTTCTTAACGGTATTACATTCAGAACATTTCCAACCTTTCATAGCATATCTCATCCCCCAAATAATAATCCAAGGGAAGAAAAGTAATGTCATAAGGAAGTGTAATATATGTAAAGTTTCCTCACGTTCATGGATGGTAGATGTTTTACAATTTTCGCAATAGAATTTCTTAGCCATAATGTTTCTCCTTTGTTTAAGTTATGTACTGATTATAGAGGAATGGTTGTAGGTGTCAAGGGTTTTTATTCGATTTTATATTTAAAATTGATCATACTCCCCATTACCTCTGACCACCCCTTTTCTAAAGCCTTTATTCCTTCATCTTGAAAGGATTTCCTAAGAGTAACACTATCATGTAAGGGTAAGCAAACAATCTCTTTAGAAGTTAAATAATCAATAGCTCTAATCATGATCTCACTATCTAAATTCATAAGTTTGTTTGCTACACCTTTCGCAAGATATTTATTGATTGGTTCGTTATGTTTTAAGATCTCATTTATAACATAATCTATATCAAAGTCCTCTGGTAATCCAATAAAGCCCATAGTATGTTCATTGCAAGTGTTAAGTCTACCTTCATCAGCCTTTAGTTTGTTCTGTATAGCCTTTTTAGCTTGTACCACACTATTAGAGTTAATCAATATCAGCATGGTGACTTTAGCTAGATTTCTAATTGGATTGTAAGAGTCCATATTATAAAACTTCTTAAACTTGTTAATACGTCTATTATCTAACTTAAGGTTTAATTTTGGATATGGATCAAAATCATCAGGTAGTGTTATACCTTCTTGAGTATACAAAATTCTTGGGTGAAGGGAGCTGAGGTCTATTGTTACAGTTTCCTCTCCCTCAATAATAATTTCTTTACGTTTATTTGCAGGTTTTGTTTGAAAACTTCCATCATCATGTATCCTACCATAATTGTTCACATCTCCTATCCATATTCTTCTAAAGAATAGCTCAGGTATTTCATACTTACCTATAGTAACTTTAGATTCTGCAATTAACTTATTCAAACCTTTCATAACACACTCTGCATACACAATATTATCCATCCAAGATTCCTCATATTTATCTGGTTGTACGATTTCCTTTTTCTTACCTTTTACCCTAACCTCAACAAGAGGGGTACTGATAACATAATCAATACTTGCCTTAGTGTTGTGGTTTTTATTTATAATGTCAGTATATCTTAACTTACACTCTTGGGGTACTAGAAGTAAAGACATGCAAGCTTTATAGTCTCCATTATCAAGTTTAAAACTATATCCTTTGTAAAGTTGACAACCTTCGTGTTTTATAAGGTAGTTGATTAAGTTCTTTACTACAAGACCACTCACTCTATCTGACTTATCAATATTAGTTTGGGAGTCAGTGTAAAAGTTCTTATTGTATGAGAACTTAAGACCTTCATAACCATATTTATTAATGCGGTTTAGGTGGTATATAAACCAAAGACAAGTCCTACTCAACAGACTTCTACTTATATTTCTACGTTTAACACCTAAATCTTCTAAATAATATGAATAAAGTTTACTGGTAAGAACCTCAATATAGTTCTTCCACTTGACAATAAATTTAGATGTATTATTTAAACCAGTATAACACTTAACAGATCTATAACTGTAAACATGATAGAGGTAATATGAGTAATCATTCCATAGATAGGAAGTAGAATAAAGGTTAGAGAAAGTAGTATAATGGGTAGAAATACGCACCCCTGTAATAGGGGACATCGTGGAATCGTTAACTAGTGTATCCTCTAACTCCCACAAAGCCTTATACCGCAAGGGTTGCCGACTATGAGGTGTTTCAAATCTACCTTTAATTTTTCCCCGAATTACCTTCTTTTTTGCACGTTTCTGCACATTTTTCGTCATTAATTTCACCTCTCGTGATTAAAATTACATCTGGGTTATCTAGTATAAAATCCAGAACATTTGTTATTTTTAAGTTGTGTTTTCTTGAAATTTTCATAACAAGACCCATATTCCTTTTACTCAGACGACTTCTCATTCATCCTCCTCCAGTTCCAGCACATCCCAAGACGTAGTTAAATGAATTTCTATTACACCGCCTAACTTTGAGATTACATGCTCGATAACCTCAACACTGACACCTTTACCACCTTTATTAATTATATTGATAAGTTGTGATTTACAAACACCACCTCCACACTTACTAATCACCTGATCATAGGTTAAACCTAAATCATTTTTCAAGTATGTTACAATATCACAAAGTTGTTTTTTAACAATCATATTTTCCCCTTATGTCTATATTATACCTTAATATCAGGTATAAGTAAAGACTTGTGTTTTCAGATTTACATACTACAATTTTCTATTCTTAATCTTATGTACAAGACAATCCATAAACCCATCTAGCCAATCCTTCCAACGATAATCTCCACTTAAGATACGTTCCTCTTCTCGATAGATCTCACAAATTTCTCGTACATGGTACTTTTTATCCCAAAGTTTCTCACATTCTATTACACCGTCTAGGTAAGAAGGGTGTTTGATTAACATTATGTTTCTCCTTAATCTTGTTTTCTATAACCATAATTAATCATCCAACGTACTGTTTCTGCAACAACTGGACGACAATTTTTAATGGAATCTCCGAATAAATTCTCACAAGCTTCATCTGCCAATTCTTCTAGGATACGTTTCTCACGTTGTTGTGGTGTTTCTGGTTTACGGAATTTAACCGAGTTTAAATGATAATGCTGATCTCCATACCCTTGATTAACAACACATAATCCAGTTCCCATAAACAAGACCTCAGCCTTAACCCATGAGTTTCCACAATTTGAAAGCTCACACTCAGCACCAACTGGAGGTAAATCACCATTCTTCCACTCAACACAACCAACACTCTTAATGCTGTCCAGTACCTCTTTTTCTTCTGGGGTTTCCGTTGGGATATTTTCTAGTACTGCTGCGCGTAGTATGTAGCGTACATCATCGTTGCAATCTGGCTTATTTACTGACTCAGTATCGTACCAGTTGTTTTGTTGTTTGCAATCTGATACCACGTAGATCAATCCTTCATCCAAAATCAAATCCGCTTCCACAAACTTATAACCATCAGATAGAAACTTCTCAACTGTCATGCAGTAGTCGGCAGGGTTGCATAGCTCGAATGTATGCTTTCCGTAATTCCTGTGATCAATCCACCCATCAGCAACAAACACCCCATTGTCTAACTCGTAAATATCACTCTCTGGATTCGCAATCTTAGATTCTTGATACGTTTTATATGTAGTCATTTTTATCTCCTTAATTAAAATTAATTCCAATACCTAGCGGTGTTATTTTTGTGTTGGTTATGCTAGTGTGATCGTGATGTAGTCCATAATCCCCCTTCCACATAAGTAAGATGGGGACATCATAAGGGGTTAGAGTATTTTTAAGTTTGTAATAACAATTCCAATCAAATCTTAAAGATTTATATTGTACACCTTTTTGTGAGAAACCCCTGACTAAATAAAAACATGACTTCAATAATTCAAAATTTTCCTTTCGTCTTTTAGTTTTTATTTCAAAGGAGTTTTTTATAAGTTTTTTCCTGAACTTAACTAATTTATACATTTCTTAAACCCTCTTGTTAGTTGATGTATAAGAGTTTAATCAAACTAATACCACTTGTCAACTAAAATTTATAATCAATTTCATCGTAAATTTCTTTAGCTAAACCTACTCCCATACAGATACCAAACCCTTTATAACCTACTTGGTTTACATTATAGTGATTTAAGGCTACTGTAGTGACCGTAGACACGCCTAAACTAACTCCATAATGCAATGCCTTGTCTTGTTCAATTGCGCTTGCTGTAGGGCTTGTTACAGTCAATATTAGTATGATCAATATTCTCATTATTCACTCCATTCCATCACATTATACATATCAAAGATACCAATCATTAAATCATCTTCAGAGGTTCTTTCTTTTAGGAAATCTCCAAAACCTTCACAAAGAAATCCTACCATCCAAGTGACATCTTCAATCACATCGAAGATAAATACATAGATACACATTGTATATAGTTTTGACCAGTAATCCTCTAATTTATTACAAGATTCAATACTTCCTTCTTCTTCGTAATAATCTTTTACTAACTTTATAAACAAATCCACATCAAACACAGAAGTAAACTCAGAGTAAATATCTACTACCTTATGATAAGATGTTGAAAAATTAATATAATTTGATCGGGTATTAAGCATAAGGTTAAGAAACTTATTGAAACAATCTTGATCATCCAAATGATAATCAGATTCAATATGAAATCTCTTTACATCCCACTCTAAAAGATCATAACTCTCCTCATCCCAAGTATTAGCAATTATCTCAAGGTTTGTCCAACTTAGAAGGTGCGCAACATCACCCTCCAGTTCATGGATTTGGTCTAAGGTTTTATTTAAAGAAACTAGGTTATGGTTCATTATGTCACTCCTTTTGTTTAAGTAGGTTCAATATACACAACTAGTTTAGTGTTGTCAAGTATTACCTTTAGATAAAATAAAAGCCCTCACAAGGAGAGCTTCTAGTTAAAGTTTATGCGTTTTTAAGTGCTTTGATAATTTCATCATTGAATGTGTCAGAACGGTACTCTCCATCCCAAGTTTTCTTCATAGGAAGTTCACCTTTAAGGTATTTCTTATAAAGGTAGGTTGCACCCTTCTTAGTTAAATAACACGATGTTACCATAGCTGTAGATCCTTGCACATGGTGTGTTCGTTCAGTAAAGTAAACATCACGATATTGACCATACACTTTCCAATTGTTACCTCGTTTGAATAAGATACCTTTTTCTCGTAAGTATTCTTGTACTTGTCGAACATTAACTCCATTTAATTCTTTACAAAATTGAGTTGCTGTTTTACGTTCCGTAATGAATTGATCTACAATGTTTTTATTATGTTCTTGTAGTGTCTCAGCCTTTTTCTCAAAAGTATCTGCTTTCTTCTCAAACATATCACGTTCTTCTTTCAAACGATCTACTTTAGCTTTAAGGTGTTCATAGACACGAAGTTCCATTTCTTCAATAGTCATCTCACCTGTAACAACTTTTTCTTCACCAACAACATACATACCATCTTTACGAAGAGTAGGGAGAACAGTTTCAACAACCCAATCTTGGAACAATTTAGCATCAGGTTTATTAGAACGCATTACCAACCGATAAACATCACTTTCTGGAATCCATAGACGTTTAGTTACCAATGGTGTTTGTTTCCAACCAGAGTCTAACAATTGTTGAAATAATGACTTTTCTGGTTGTAAGTTGTTGTTTTTAATAAGACATAGCTGAGAGCTATTTCTTAAATTTTTACTAATATCAAGGTAAGACATACGATTAATATTAAGACAATTATCTTGTAAAGCTTCCGCAGGGTTGCCATATTCCAACACTTCAGCAACCATTTGTCCACGAAATAATGCTTCCTCTTTCCCCTCATCATTCTTGATAACAACTGTTTCAATTTGATGCCCATTGAAATCAAAAAGACAAAGTTCTTCTTGAAGTTGTTTAGCAATACTATTTTCTTTATATTCGTTTAAGTTTGTTACTTCTGTCATATTGTATCTCCTGTTTTATTTTAGTTATGTTGATTAAGACCTGTTCCTAACCAACACGTTTAATTTAAGCTAACTAGATTTTGTTGTCAATGTTTATTTTTAAATAATTTCGATAATCTCACAATGGTTCTCAATAGTATCTTTGAAAGCTTCTACCTCACTTGCGAGAACTTCGATTGATTTTACCTCCCAAACCTCATTCTTAAATAACCACCAACCTTTTGATGAAACCAGTTCTTTGTAACGGATAGTTTTCGTTTCGGGTTGGGGTTCTGGTAAGAACATTGGAGCTGGATCAGGTTTTTCTTGTTTTAGAGTCCATACTTTATCTTTATTCTTAGTATAACCTTTCTCTTGAATTGATTGGTAAAATTTGAAAGGTGTACACCCAATACTTTCAGAAATATAAATCACATCCTTGTTAGAGATATCATTTTTATTGTTGAATTGATTTAATACCCACTTTTCAATTTCCTCAATTTTATCTTTGCAATTAAAACGTTTTTCTAGCATCTTTTGTGTACCTCTGATAGTTACCTTACCTTGCTTGTTGTATACAACAGGTACACTACCAAAAGGTGGTAAACTGACTCTAGCATACTTATAACCTTTATTTTCAAAGTGCTTGACCTTCAAAGTTGGAATATCACGTTCTACAATATAGTAAGGTTCTAACTCTGGCTTAGGTTTTACCACTTCACCAGACTTCTTAGTTTCGCAAGCATTACCTAATAGGTGTAGGATAGCATCTTTATTATCCCATTGATTTGCTGATAACTTACCTTCAATAATAAGTTGATCCATTTGAGTAATAGATTGTTTATTGATTAATGTAGATCTCTTAGTTTTTCTCACAAACACTCCTTTAGTAGTTACATCGGTTACATCACCTTTGAACCCAACAATGTTTAAGAAGTTAGGTAAATCAAACCAGATTTTATCACCTGAACAAAGGTAATTGATTGTTTGAGTAACATCATTAACATCTTGGAATGTGTATTTTTTAAAATTATTCATAATTAGTTCTTGCTCCTTTATCTTTTTAACAAGAGGCATAACCTCATTCACAAAAAGATTGTACTCGTAATGATCTTTATTTTCAAGAAATTTTTTAACTCTTAATAATTGATTTTCATTAAGGTAAGTACCTTCATTACCACGATAAACAATCTTACATCTATTTAAACCCTTTATCGATTGGGATAGTCCAATAGAGTACCTTCCCAAATACTTACTTATATCGTTCAGGCAAAAATAAATTTCACCCCTAGTTATACACCACTTAATCTTCTTGCTTTTGTTGTAAACATAACCTGTTAACATCTTCATCCTCCTCTTTAAGTTCAACTATATCTTGACTTACTAAGCCACTCTTATCAACCAACATCAATGTACAAGCAAGAGAATCCTTTGTGAAAGTTTCTGAACTCCAATCTGATTCCTTGTGTTCAAACCCTCTTTCACGAAGTTCCTCGTGAACCCATTGTTCTGTGTCGTAAACTTCTTGGTGTGTCCCAGAGTATAATTTTATAACATTGATTTTATCTTGTGGGATAGAGGATTCTTTAGATAGATTATACAATCTTTGTTTAACATTGAAACTCCTTCCCACTTTAATGTAATCTCCAAAATCCAAGATGTATAAGGTATCCTCCTCTGTGGTACGATCAGTGTAATAACCGTAAATTCCAGAAGTTTCTTTGAAACAAGTGAGACATCTGTATCCACAAAGAAAACCCCTCACCGTAGATTTATTAGTGTGACCTTTGTGACAATACCATGAAAATTTACTATTACTCCTCTTTTTGTAACCCTTCCCGTGCCACCCTAAAAATTTTAAGCCTTCTTGGTCACAAACCTTTTTAATTTGGTATTCTCTTTGTCCCTGCGTCCAACTATACCGGTTTCCACACCTACAAGATTTATAACCACTCTTTAAGCCACTGCTTTGAGATTCAAATATACCACTACACAATCCCTCCTGTATGTACTCATCATTAGAACAAATAGGACACATATAGTTCCAATAGACTTTTTTACCTCCAGAGGTTAAACGATTACTCCTCCAGAATTTATAATCCATGGTAAAACCTGCTTTATAGAATCCTTGGAGGTGGTAATCGATCTCCTTAATTCCATAAGTGTTACCTTTACTATTATTGCGAGATTCATCAGGATCACCCCTACCTTGAAGGAAAGAGTTAATGGATGTAGTTACCCACCTATTACCTGTGGTTTTATTTTCTAAGTCTAATTTAGTCTCACCTCTCTGGTAGCCCCCCACCCATCCGTGAAATATGTAACCACGTTTATTACATTCCCTTCCAACACGTATTTTATTTTGGTATTCTGTCCACAAGTTTATACTACAACCACACGGGGAGACACCTTTGATTAATCTATCCTTAGTAATTTTAAAATAATCAGGAAACAACTCCCTATCCTTACTGCAAATGCTACACTTACAAATAAAAACTGCAATACGCCCACTTTGTTTCTCACTACTAACACCCACAACCGTCAAAACTCCACCTTTTGGAGTAGGGAATGTACTCCCAACAAATTCTCTTTGGATTCTAGTCCACTGGTCTTCTGGGATAATATCCTCACACATAAATTCACCTCCTCTAAGTTTCCTAAACTCTAACACATAATAATCTTATGTCAATACTTTTGATTGAAAAAATATCATTTTTATGGTAATATGGGGTATCTTTTAAATTAAAACATTTCAACGGTGATAGCGTGGATTTCACAGAAGTATTTAGATATGGGTGGATACTCATCTCAGGGGTTTTTGTTTGGTTATTTAAGAATTTAGATAGCCAATGGAAAGGTAAGATTGATAGGTTGGAGAAGGAATCTGATGCCACAAAGAGGAGGTTAGCAGAGGTTGAACTGGAGATAGTTAAGCTTGAAGCTAAAAAGATCACAAGAGAAGATCTCGATAAATTGATGTCAGCTCATTTTAATCACTTTGAGAAAGCATTAGACAACCAACGTCAATATTTTGATCAAAGATTTGATGATATCAAGGAGAGTATTGCTAATAATAAATTTGTGGAAGGACGTAGTGGTAAGGGTGAATAGTGATAATGCTACAAATGTTACTTACCTCTTTCCTGTGCCTGTTGTTTGCTAAAGATGATTTTAATGTAACTCAGAAGATACTTTTATTCATTATCGTCCAAATCCTCTCAGCAAGTACATTGTTGGGTGTGGGGAGTATACCTGCCTTAGATTATTACATTTTAGTGAATCTTGTTCATATTTCTGCATTTCTTGTTATAAGTAATTACAGGTGTACTTTGTACGAAAAATGGATTGCATATATCATATTGACCTTCTTGGTTGCAGATACCCTATTTGTTTATTTCAATACTTGGTTAAGTGGTGTTTGGATCAGTTATTTAGGTAACTTTAAATCAGATTTGTTTGTAATGTGGTTGATCGCAATTGTTATAGGTGATCATAAAGATCAAGTAAGGTATTGGCACAAGGTTATACTTGTTTTAATAATTTGGTGGTTGTCAGGTTTGATTACTTACACCTAAAGAGTTTGTATGTTTGTACTAAAGAAGAAGAATAGTTACATAGATAATTTAAGGAAAAGGGTTAAAGAATTAGAGAGAATTGGTAGTGTTAAGATAGGTTATTTTGAAGAACAAGGTTTATATGTAAGCCCACGACCTGTTAAAACACCTTATAAGATAACTTACCCTCAACTGGCTGCTATACAATTTGGTGGTAGCTTAAAGAATAATATACCTGCTAGACCAATACTTGATATAACAATAGCTTTATATCCAGTAGACCGTAATAAGAATATTAATAAAGTATTAAACAGATACCTATCAAACCTTTCCAATAGAATACCACCAATAACAGCTTCACAAGTTTTTGAATACATTGGTGAGGATTACGTGGAGAAGGCAAGAGGTCTATTTGGTAGTAGTTATCTTGATGCATTACAACCTAGTACAATAGAGAGTAAGACACGTATGGGTGCTCCATATACCACATCACCTTTATTAGAGTGGGGTACATTAAGAGCAGGAATGAGTATGAAAGTTAACGGTGTTGTTATTACTCAAAAATAAAGGTAAATAAAATGGCACTAAAGAGTAAAACATTTAAACTTTTAACCACAGTAGAAATGTGGAAGAGAGTTATTAATTATGGAACAGGGGATTATATCGATGGAGTGTGGGTAGAAGATACCTCGCAGACTATTACTTATGAACCAATCCAAGGACGAAGACAACCTTACCCACGAGCAGAAACAAACATGGTATTGCCTAGTGGAGTAAGAAGTTCGGACACTCAAAGGTTATGGACAGAACAAGATTTAGTTGTAGATAATGATTTAAAGGGTACATCAGCTATTGCGGATGTTATTTACTTTGAAGATCCTACTTTGAACACTAATACTCATGGTTATGTTGTCTATGATAGAGAAGATTGGGATTTACAAGGTGATTTCAAACTTATTAATAGAGATTTCAACAAGTATGTTTGTATCCGACAAGAGAAATTAGAAAATGCAAGAGGTGAGATTAATACCGAGGAGGGTTACAACTTATGAATGCTGTTATAAAAACACCCTTTAAAGAACAATCTGTCATGCAAGGGATGGTTCGTGTCCTAACAGACATGGTAGGTGATTATATGGGTAAATTAATAACACCTGATGGAACTGAAACAACCCACCCTGCTATATACCTCACCTCTCAAGCTAAATTCCCACAAGCAACATTACCTTTACTACAAGTCAGTTATGAACAGATAAATGATGAAGATGGTAGGTTGCTTGATAAAGGTCTATTGGAAGTAGCAGATCCTATCAAGGAAGGTGGGGTACTAAATCTACCGTACACATCTACACACATGTATTACACGGTGATGTTAACTTGTCAAGGTAGAGGTAGTGCTAATATTCTAGAGAAGATCCGAGGGTTATTAAGGTTTGATTCATGGAGAAATAAGATCCATTCAGAAATGAATAGTGGTATCTTCATGCAAACTAGAATTTCTCGTAATCCACAACTGATATCTACAGAATGGCGTGATCAACACACAATGCTGATGACGTTCTCAACAGTCTCTACTCACATTGATTATTCAGGGACATGGTTTAATGTTATAGAAACTTTAGGTGAATGGGTTCATATAGATAAAAACGATCCACAACCAATCAAGAATAATCCTAATTTGGTTTCTGTACCTACAATATTCTTCGATGGGGAAATGATCTGGGACGCTAGTTTTGAATTGTGGAGGTTTGCTAATTACCAGTTGTCAGAGGATTTAAAATTAGATTAAGTGTTTTGATATGTTGAATAACACTATTGAATAACAAACAGTTGTGTGATATAATAACAGAATGAATCTGGTATTACCCAGAAACATCGATGTTTAAACCTATCTAGATCGAATTAAAATACCTCTATATCCTGTAGAGGTTTACTATTTATATAAATAAAAAGAGGTTATCAGATGCCATCTATGCCATCAATTACTTCACGGATAGCTCGTGCCACTAATGCGGTACAAGGTGCTGATTTAGGCACTACTATGTTCGTGTCAGCTAACAACTTCCTTCCATACCGTACCATGAACTTTGGTTCAATTCAAGAAGTACGTGATATGGATTCAATCCCGACTGATTCAAGTGCATACCAAGCAGCTTTAATGGCGTTCTCAGCAGGTGCAGCACGATTCATGTTAGGTAAACGTATTGCTGATAAAGCTACTTATACTTTAGATACTAACCGTATCGGTAAAGTTACCACGTATAATATTACAGTGTCAACAGGTGAAAACATTTCTTCTGCAAGTTATGAAAGTTTAACTACAGACGATGCTGAAACAATCCTTGGTGTAATTGCTGCTTCTCTGTCATCAGGTGCAGCAGAAATTACAGCTACTGTGGTCGGTACTGAAGCAGATGCAGTTCTAGAGATTACTGATTCAGGTACAGTTAATCATGTAGTAGGTTCTTTTACTAACATGACAGTAGCTTTTGAATCAACAGAACCTGCTGCAACACTGTTAGGTGAAGTTTTAGAAGAAGCAGAACAAGATTTCTACTTCCTAACTTGTGAAGACCATACAGAGGAATTTGTTCTTCAAATGGCTCCAGAAATTGAAGCAACTGAAAGTTCAGATTACCCTAAACAGTACCACTTTTCTGTACAAGAATCAGAGGTATTAACCCCTGTAGCTGACCCTGCAATTGATACATTAGGTAAAGTACAAGAGTTAGGTTATACACGTACAGCAGGTCGTTGGCATCACAATGCAGACACTATTTTCCCTGAAGTTTGGATTACGGGTAAGATGGGGCAAAGCATTGCAGGTACTAAAAACTGGAAATTCCAAATCCCTAATGGTATTGAAACTGCAAAAGATCCTGTAACAGGTAAAAGTTTATCAACTGGTAAACAAGGTTACATCAAAGATCGTAATGCAAGTTGGTTTGGTACTGAACGTGGTCAGACATTTAACCACGGTGGTAAGGTTGCAAGTGGAGAATGGGCTGACGTTATCAGATCCGTAGACTTCCTGAATGACTTGATTGAAACACGATTACTTAACCTAGAGTTGAATGA